ATACTAAATCTGATACTTCATCCTTGGTTACACCCATTACTTTAGCCAATTCCTCATAGATAGGAATACCACGGCCAGCGAACTGACGAATATCTACGGCATAAGCTCTTCCTTGCGTCCTGAGTGTGCCATACAGATAGGCTATGTCTCCAAGCTGAGCACCTACACCGGCCGCCACATTGCCGAGCATCACCAATTCCTTACCTACACTTTCCGCAGAGGAACCATAAGCCAGCATCTGCTTGGCCGAAGAAGCCACACCTTGCAGGTCAAAAGGAGTCTTGGCTGCAATATCAACCAGTTCAGCCATCAGCTTGTCCGCCTTCTCCTTGCTCTTGAGCATAGTACCGAAAGCTATTTCAAGCTGTTGGAATTCGCCACGTACATTCATCATCTCTGAAACGAAAGATTTCAGAGCCGCCGCACCGCCGATGGCGCCAATGACTTTTCCCCAAGACATAGCAAGGCTTTCATTGGTCTCGTTTACTTCCTCGCCATTTTCTTTGTATAGTTCGTATTCGTCACGCAGTTTCTTTACGTTAAGCCGTGCGCCAGCCTGCTGTTGGGTAAGGTCGAACAAAACCGATTTCTGCTCACTAAGTCTTGCATTGACAGACTTGACTTTGATGCCCAATCCGGTAACATCGCCATCGGCTTTCAGCGCTTCCTTGTATTTGTCTTTTAATCCTGCTAACTCATTTTTCAATTGTTGGATAGTTCCACGTTGAAATGTTATTTTTTCCGACAATCCATTCACGACCTGAGAAGCATCGAAGATTTTCCTTTTGAATCCTGTTTCCATCTCTGCTCCAGCTTTGGCTGCATTAGTCACCAACTCATCCAATCTTTGGTTGGATGCAGCAAGTTGGGCATTCAAAGCCTTGAAAGCAGCAGGAGACTGCGTGCCATCCATGCTCATTAACTCCTGCTTTAATTTTGCAATTTCATTACGAAGTCTTACAACTTCTTCCCAGTCACTACCTACCTTAAAATATAATTTCGCCATATCTATTTCTTTTTCCTACGATTAGCCAATTCCTTACCACTGATTCTATTCACCTTCTGACCACCATATACTGCGTGTAATTTATCCCGTTGCATCATCAACAGATTCCTATAAGGGATAATCTCAAACACTTCTGTATAACCCAGATGAAGCGTATCAATCAAATGGGCTATCTGCCCGAAGAACGTTGTGTTTCCTACTGTTTCGGTCTTGCTGCCAGCATCGACACGTTCCTCATCGAGCTGACACACTGAAAAGCCGAAATATCCATCATGGAGAAACACACCTCCAAGGCATTCCTAATTTCTTCAAAAGTCCCGTTCTCCAAATTATCAGCCAGTTCCTCACTGCCACAGATGAAACAAGAAAGGCCTTTCAGCATATCTCCAGTAATTTCAGGAAGTTCTTTAATAGCCTCCATGATATTATCTCCTCTCAGGGCGATATTGGAAAAATGATGAATGGCACGACAGATAATTTTAATTGTAGGAGATTTAATGGTATAAACCATCCCTCCTATCTCTACATTCTTGAAATCCAGCCCTAACAAAGCATCAGAAACCGTTTTTGCTGCTTGATTCATATTCTTAAACTAAAAGGGGGAATGGTATATATCCATCCCCCGGTTATCACTCTTGTGCTTTTACCAATGTTATCTCTTTTTTAAGAGTGGTATCAACTTCAGAAGGAGTGGTTTTAATATCTCCTGACTGAGTGACGTACCCCACTTTCGACACTTCATAGTGAACGGTAGCCCCAGCATTCACCTGCTTTGACTTGACCGTTGCACCGTCCAGCTTTACGGTCGCATCGGAAGGAATAGGTACAATGGTTACTGTAGTTCATGCCTGCAAAGCTTTAATCTGCCCCTCTTCGTAGTTATACTCAGAAGAAACACCTTCAATTCCCGGTTCCTGCACCAAGCCTTTTACAGCGATTGCAATTGCCTTATCCGTATTGGCTTCACGGGAAACAATACGGCATTTTGGGAAGATGAACCAGACATCATCATCGGTCAGACAGAACAACACTTTGTTAATGACCACTTTATCCAAAGCACGCTTCCAACCCACATCTTTAGATGTTGCCTGAATAACATCGCCCCCCATGAACGCTTTCTTTGTCTTCCAGTCATATTGTCCGATAGAGAAAGTTGGTGACACTTCTCCCGGCACATCATCGTAACGGTAATTCTTTCCCGTTAATTGGTTCTTGTACCCAGTGACGGAGGCTTCCGTCTCCTCAATCTGCCACGTTTCCCCGTGTACATTCAAGACCTCATCTTTGGCAGCGATGGCTGCTTGAATCAAAGTTTTTGCAATTTCGGGGGTAATGTCTGCCGTTACCTTATCAATGTCGGCAAACAAGATCCTTTTAATTCCTACTGCTGAAATCATAATCTTATAGTTTTACATTTAATACTTCAAATAAAATTCTCACATTCACATAATGACATTTCAAAGCTGTGTCCGCTTCCGTCCCAATTGATTCAATAGAGTAACGATAGGTTGTACTGTCATAGGTGCTTACTACATTATCAAGCAGCTTGCCAGCTTTTCTTTCGAGTTCATTCAAACGAATTGTGTTCGCCTCGCTCTCGCTAAGATCGGGAATGCAAAGGTTCACTTCGGCAAAAGACTTTTTCCAATAAGTTCCCAGCTGTTGTTTCTTCGTGTGGATGATAATCCTTTCGGACTTCAATTCACTCGTCAGCGTTTCACCATCAGGCACTATATCTATTCCGAAAGCCTTGCAATCCCGGTAGAGAATGTTTCCTATGTCGGTAGTTACTATCATCTTTCAAATCGTTTTTTACATCTTTCCTCAGTTCTTACTGCTGCACTTCCCGCCACTTCGTAACCTTTGGATTCTACGAATGACGCATAATCAGCTTCGTTTTTCAGAGTCAAGCCATCTTCATTAACCTCATAATCATTCGATTCTCTCAAATGCCCTGTACAGTCCCGATAACTCCCAGTCGCTTTTGCATCTTCAACGAACATCTCCCCCTCTTCCTTCATTCCTGCAATAACTTCTGTTTTACCTTCCTGGAAGAAATCATCGACATCCGAAAAGTCTGCATCTATTCCAACCATATTACTCTATAGGAAAAATAGTTTGTTTCCAAAGGGCTTTTAGCAACTCCTTCACCTCTTATGCTTCCATCGGCATTCAAACAACGAACCTCTGCACCTGCTTCAACCTTTGACGGCTTGTCAAAGACTACCTTGTACTTGAAATCATACAAAGCACCATTGATAGATACTTTCTTTTCCGCACTTACATCATCACAACGGCATTTGCATACCTCCTGCCAGTATTCACCACCTGTACCGGGAATGGGTCTGCCGAACTCATCCTTATCCATCGGGGTGATAACCTTAACCTGCAATATGTGGGGAGCGAATATCATAAGAAAGTCACTTTAGGTTTGTTACTCAGTTCGTCTTTCAAACCGTACTGTTTGCACAGCCATGAGTACAATTTCATTAGGCTATCAACATAATTAGACCAAGACACAGAAAATCCGCTTTCGCTGACCGAAGATGGATTTTGTATCATCCACGGAATTTGCTTTGCACAAGCGACCTCTAATCTTGCCCGATTTTCCTCGGCAAAAGGTTCTTCACCATCCAATCCCGTTCTTGAAAGTATATTTTCAACTACAAGATTAGACGGGGTGTTCTTATCAAATACGCTTAGTACAAACTCCTTGTTACTCATGGCTGCTATCATTCAATATGGTGTAATCAGTTTACTATATGCGGTATAGCTATAATGCGTACAATGTTTAGATTTATAGATGTATCTGAACGGACATTTGGGAACATTAATTCGTATCCCTTGAATAGCCGCTTCCTCTTTCATCGAACACATCATAGCCGGGTTATTTGCAACCAAGAAGACGGGGGGTGTCATGGTCAGTACAACACAATCAGCCGGAACCGTTTCCAAAGTGATAAACTGAATATCCGGCAGACCAACATCAACCGATGGATTCACGTACTCACACTTAGGAGATTCCACACTTGATGCCTGCACGCTCAACGAAACCAAAGACATCATTAAAAAGCCACACATGGCAAAAATAAAATTCTTCATTCCTTTTCTGATTTATAAAATTAGACAATGGAAGGGTAGAAGCACTACCCTATCCTTTTACTCGATACCTAATGCTTCTTTCAGTTTGGCTGTTGATTCTTCATCCAGTTCTGCAACCTTAGCCAAAAGAGTTTCCTCTTTCATGTTGCCGGAAGCCTGCGCACCGATAGACTTCAAAGCGTCAACCAAAGCCTTCTTCTCAAACTCCTTTTCAAAGAGGGAGATTTTCACCTCCTTCTTTTCTTCAGGGGGTTTCACTTCGGTATTTTTTGCCTCAATCCGTTCAGCAAGTCTGCGGCTTTCCATATCCAGCACACGGGCTTCCTCACCGACTTCAATCACTTCACCGGGAGTATAATACTTTCCGGTGAACTTGTCGCGGAAAACTGATATAACCTTTACTTTCATATCCTACCCCCCCTTATGCTGATTGGATGGATGCAATTTCGCTCAAATCGAAATTGGTTATCAAATCTGGATTGGAAATCTGCGGAATCCACTCTGCCGTATATTCCATGTAGCGACCGTTTTTGTCACGGTAGTTAGAGATAAGCATCTGCCCCTCTGACGGGGTATAAGTACGTCCCTGTACCGGGTCTGTCGCTTCATACGGGGTATGATGGCGCATATAACCAATGTTGTCAGAAGGTAACAGAGTAATACGGTTATCCGCGTAAATCTGCACATTCTTTCCCGTCTGGTCTTTCACGTAGTCCTCCTTGATTTCGATGCGAGGCAGACCGATGCCGGTGAACACTTCGGAAGCCAAAGAAGAGGAAACCAATCCCGTACTCAACTTCATTTCGTTGCTGCCGAGAATCATCTTGTACTGCTCACCAAATTCAGATGAACCGAGCACGAACTTGTTGAAAGAAGCGCGTGTCATAATCATCTTGGCATAAACGCCATAGTCCGGTGCCAAAGAATGGAGTTTCTCTCTCAGGTAAGAGATGAACATGTTCTTTCCGTCCACAACCACATCCACACTTGTCGGCTTGATGAAGTTGAACGGAAGAGTAATCTCCAGCAGCTTGTTATTCGTCTGACCGGAAGTTATTGCAGCATCCTTGTTGTAAACGGTGGCTTCACCAAGCATCAATAAGGCACCAACAATAATATCCATACGCTTGTGGGCGGCAAGGGTAATCTGACGGTAGTCGTCTGCCAGGAAGTTTACAATCTCTTCCATTGCAGCCTTTTGGTCGGCTGGCTTAGCTGCATTGAACTTGTCAATCAAATCCTGCAATTCGGAAAGACGGTCAATAGACATCTGATAAGCATCACCCAAATAGGCAATCTCACCATATCCGGAACCGATATTCCTGCGTTCACGAATGGGCTTTTCTCCAAAACGCGAATTGATGGAGCCAGCCATAACTCCGGTTACAGAACCGATATAATCTTTGAACACGCGAGTAGTCACTCTGCGGAAAGTAAGGTACTGCTGCCAATAGATTGTGTCCTTGCGTGTCTGGTTCACACGTCTGATGATAGCGGAAACAATGTTCGCATCATCGAATAATGTTTGAATCGTTAAAAACATATCCTACCTCCTTACTCATTAAATTCAAACCATCCCTTCATGTTGGCTTTATCGTTTTCGGAGAACGGCATAACCAATTTTGAAGGTTCAATCTCTGCAGCTGTACGGAGCAATGAAACCAATGTAATTCCGTCTTCTACTTTCGTTCTATTGAACAGGGCTGAATTAGCCACATACTTTTGTTTTAAACCATCAACTGCAACCGCATTGAATAATACGGAATCTTTGGCAATATTCTCACCAAAAGCAGCCTTGATAGTCAATACATCGTAGTTGGCATTAGACTTATCAATTGCCGTTACTTCTGCACCTTTCTTGCCGTTTCCGACAAACATACCCACATAAGCCAAAGAGTTCTTAGCTACTTTGATAGACAAAGCCTCTCCACCAGTGGTATAGGCTTCCGCAACTCTCACATTGATTACCGCATAAGCGAACTTGTTTTTCAAGTCCGCACAAATCGGTGTAAATCCGGGAAGAAAACTTCCCACTACCAGGTTCTGCGTATCAAGTTTGAACGGACCACGTCTACGAATGCCGGTCTGGACATCGTAGCGTTCCTCTTGCTCAACGGGCGGAACCAAGTCATACTTAAATCCTGCTGACATAATTAATTCTTGTTTTGTTCAACAATAGTTTTCGTTCCCTCATCAATCATCTTAGCGATAGATTCAGATTCTTTCTCAATCTTCGTTTCCGCTGATTCGGGAGGGGTCACGCCTTTGAAGCCGTCATTCGCAAACTCCTGCTTCAAGTCCTTGAAGTATGCGTCCAAGTCCTCATCGTCCTTAATGGCGCATCGTTTGGCGTAGTTTTCGGGAATACCATACTCCTTTGCCTTTGCCAAAATCTGCTGGCTACGTGTTGCCTGAGCCTTTTCCGCTTCAAACTGTGTTAGCTTGTCAGAAAGGCTCTTGTTGGAATCAATTAAAGCTTGCGCCCATGCAGGCACATCGTCTTTATTCTCTTCCGTTTTGGTGGTTGTGGTAGTCTCGATTGGCTTACCGTCTTTAAGGTTATGCCTCTTCTCGTAGTTAGTCACTGCGGTCTTGGAAGCATCCCCGGCACGGAAATCACCATAGGAATTTAGCACGTCCGAAAAGCTGACACCCTCAACAATGGAGTTTACCCTTGTCTCGTCCGTTACACCCTCTGCCTTTTTAGTGGCAATTCGGGTTAAGATAGCAGTGTCCACCCCAGCGAATTTCTGTTGTAGCCCTGCCAAGATTTGTTCTAAAATTGTCATACCGTATGAATTTGATTTATAAATTTCTACGGTAAATTTCGCTATTTATAAAGAGGGTGAGAAATAATCAGATAGGTGATACACGACAATGAAACGATTGTCGTAAAATGATATAAAAAAGGCGTGACTATTGCCACGCCATAACGAAATAAACACTAAACAAACATTATAAAAACTTCAAATTTGAAAAGTAATACTCTTGATAATGAAAGAATTCACCGAATAACTTTACGTTGCTACCCTGCATAAAAGCGAACTTTGAATGAAATCCTCTCACTTGGTTTACCGTTTCAAAAAATTCTTTAGAATCTAAACCGTATCTTTTGATGTATGGCTGCAAAATTCGTCTAAAAGCGCACTCTGAATCCGTCTTGTCTTTTAATAGCTTAATACCACCAATAATACCGTTGTGCATGAAGAATGTATTCGTTTCTTCGTCATAAAATGGGTGACAATTCGATTTTTTAATACTGCCATGCGTAGCAAATCTAAAATGAATCAATAACGGTTCGTCTATAGAGCATTCTTTCAAGTATCTTTTGAATGAATTATAAGACAAACCTTTGTAAAATACGCTTAACGACACCAAACCGATCCCATGAGGATTTCTTTGGTATGCTCTATCCAAAATATCTAAACTTGGAGATTCTTTGCCTGCTGGCTTGTAAATAATTACACACATAGTCTTTACTTTTTTAGAGAAAGGCTCAATTAAGAGCCTCTCTGCGATTGATGAAATATTGCTTCTCTGTATTTGTTAAGAATGGTATTTCTTCAATTGAACTACATTCTGGAATCTCATTTTCAAATGAGTATTGAATCAGCTTTCTAAGAAAATTAATCCAATTAGCTATCTTATCGTATTCGGTCGTACCCGAATGTTGACGAAATTCAACTGTCTTGTGCGAAAGATAGCTTTCTGCATTAATTTTACGATAGCGAGTGTTGTTTACTCTTATAATGTCTGATTTGGTTGTACATATATCATAATTCAAACCTTGAACCGACTTGCAATAACCATTGTTGTTTGCTCTACGTGATTGTGGCATAAAAGAATCAATCACTCTTTCTAACTTTTGATAGTTCTTGAAAATCTGAACAAAGTGAGAATCGCTGATTTTAGAAGCATCAAAATGAACATGAAGACCTGTTGATTTATTGACTTTCGCACCAATGGCATTCAAAGAGTCACAAACCATTTTAAGACTGTCTAAACCTTTTTTACCTTTTAAGATAGGGCTTACTATTTCTTGACCGTTTGTGCCTTGAATAGAGGCATCAGAAACTATTTTATAGTAATGATTATTGTCTCTATGATTATAACCCTCTGACTGAATAGATATATTTCTTTGTTCTACTTCTCTAATAAGAGTGTCACGTACCACATTGTAAGTCTCACATTCAATACCAAAGGTTAACGTGTTAGCGCTGAACTTACAACCTTTCTGTACTTTGATAGAACCTAACAAAAGGCTTACTTCGTATGGTGACAACCCTAACTTCACCAAAGATACAGACTTTGTTTGTTTCGACTTGTTGCTCTTTACAATCTCATCTACTTGTTCTTTTAGAGTTTTCATAATTCTATGTTTTAATGTTTATACTTCGTTTTTGAATCACATCGCAAATATATAAGTTATATCTTATATTATTATAAACAATATTAGCTTTAACTTATAATTAACTCAAATGAATAAATAATTTAAAACTTATTAAAACAGTAGTTATCATAATATATATCTTATATTTAATATATATAATTGATTATTTCACTATCTTTGTTCCATTATTTAAAACTTATAGCCATGTCTATTAAAGAACAAATTCAGAAAAGAGGATTTACAATTAGCCAGGTCGCTGCTTTGATGACCAACAAAAACGGAGAAAAAGGTATGAGTCAGTCTTCGCTTTCTCAAATTATCAATGGGAATCCGTCACTTGATAAACTAAAAGAGATAGCATCAATTTTGGGTATTTCTGTTTCCGAATTACTAAGAGAGGATGAAGAGAATATATTCACTTGCCCTAAGTGCGGAGCAAAGCTAAAACTGGTGGAAGATACTGGGAAATGAAACTAAAAAGGCGTGAAACCAAATGGAATCACGCCTAAATATTCTTCTTATGAACTAATCAGAGACCCAACATCGCGGCTGGAGGTATATTCAGCACTCGACATAGCAACCTCGCGATTTTGAGGGTCGGTTCCGAACGTCCAGAAATATAGTCATTCACACGCGATGGACTTATTCCAATCTCACCAGCAAGTTGCTTTTGACTCATCCCTTTCTCTTCAAGAGATAGTTCTATCAATTCCGCAACAGTCGGTTTTTCTATCGGATAATGTTCTTTTTCGTATGCTATCACAATATCGGACATAACTGTAAGCTCCACCGCATTCTTATCATTTGAAGGCGTATTGTCATCAACCAATGGCAGAAGTTCCTCTACTCTTGCCAAAGCAAATTCATATTGTTCTTTACTAACTTTATTCATATCCTGTATCTTAAATGGTTGAACAATCTATTTTATCATATTCTTTATGGGTACACACTTTCCGAATAAAAATATAGCCCATTGTAAACTTTACAACTACTATCAGTCGATAATTGTTACCTCTAATATTGAATACATAGTGCTGGTTGCCTACATAATCAGCAGCAGGAAAATCCACTTTAATGTCTGATAGGTTCTTCCATTCAGCTTTTTCCGCTATATCATACCAACGTTCTAAGGCTATGCGTGAATCCTCATATCCTTTCGTCTCGTAGAACTCTTTCAATTTTCTATGTGATACAATTCTCATACCTCTTTTATTTAATGCAAAAATATGAATTAATTTTGAATTATAAAATTTTTCCAGAAAATATATTCTATAATATAGAATTTAGTAATAAAAAAGCGGAACTAAATTAGCTCCGCTCAATAGTACTATAAAAACATGAAGCAATGAATTATCCCTTGGGGTTAGGAGACGCTGCATTGTTATTCTTTTCCGCTTGTTCCTCCTTGATTTCTGCAAGTTCCTCTTCTACCCTATCAGCATTCCCGGCAAACATGATTCCCTCACGCGTTGACCAGATGCCACCACTGACAGCGGAAACGGCAGTAGTCACCTTATCATTCAAATCATCAATCATATATGGAACCAGTTCTGTTTCTATGTCAATGGTCTGCGATGCCTTGCTAAACTCGGTTGGATTGATAGAGCCTAAAGCGGAAACAATGAAATTTACTCTCCGCTGCAAGAACTCACCGATAACCTCACCGTGATTTTCTACCGCCATATGTGCACCCATGAACATAAAGCGGAAAGCGGTTCCTGATGCTTTGCCTACCCCCTTCAACGTCTCAAAGGATATTCTTGGAGTGTTTGACATATCATAAGCCATATTGGTGAGTGTTTCTGCTTCAAAACGTACCGTATCCGGAACTTGGTTCCACGTCAGATACTGGGCATCCGCACCTTCACCTGTAAGTTTGACCATTCTATCCTTAACCTTACCCATGAAACCCTCCACGTCACCGATAAGTTTCAATAAAGGGAAGAAATGATAATCGATGCAATCTGCATAATTGGATAATAGTTTCTCCAACCGGACCCGAAAAGTCTTTATCTTCTTGCAATAAGGTTCAGGACGATAAGCATAGAGAACTGGTAACTTTCCGAAGCCATGAGCAAAAGGCGTTCTTTCTTCATACCCTTTAGACAAATCCCATTGATAAACCATTTTGTCCGTGATAGTCATAAAGCAAGTTATCTCCGAATCATCCATGAGCTTCTTCTTGTACTCACGTGAGAAAGCAATCATTTTACCTTCGTCGTTGAAGAACGGGTATAGCTTATCCCCACGGAACGGAGACCATAATACGCTTTTCAGCTTCTTGGTAGGTTTTACCTTGCCTCCGAATGTAGTCTTTACTTTTTTCCAGAACTTCGCCCAAAACGAATCATCATCGGTAACATACCAATATTCTGCCGCTTCTTGTTCGGAGAGCCAGGCACGGACAATCTTCTTGTTTTGGTATTTGATTTTGTTGGATTTAAATACAGCCTTTACCGCATCCAGCAGCTTCTTTTCATCATCATCAGTCGGAGTGCAATCCATAGACGGTTCTGTGCCGACCGTGAAAGCAGTTTGAATATTCACTATATCCTGTTCCAATGGAATGGAAATACGGTTCACCGGTTCAGTCTTATACTTTGCTTCGATTTCATAAGTCTTACCAGTTTTTTCATCGAAGTGTTTCTCAGCTTCTTTTTCAAGAACCTTTCTGTCCGGATACTTCTTTTTGTCAACCATAATTTCATGGCGTTCCGGATTCCAATCGTCCCAAAGTTTACAACAGTCGGGAAGTTCAGTTTTTCTACCTTTCTTCAGGTAGTTTATCTTCTGCCCGATGTCAGGGAGTGCTAATATTTCTTCTAAATTCAATGGCATAGTTTATATTTTTAATGCGTGAATATTCCTGTTAAATCTTTCGGCTTCTGAATCTTACCAAGAAGCTCACCCAATACATAGTAACGTACAGCATCTATTCCGTGATTATCATGGTCTTCCGGTTCGTTGATATAGTTCCCGTCCTTATCCTTTGCCCAAACATACTTTCTGAACTCGCTTTGCAAGTTGTACGAGCGTTTGGTTATATAAATCTCCATATCTTTCATTTTGTCAATTCCGGCATTGATAGAGCCTGCACCTTTCTCTACGGCATATATCTTGATTCCTCCGTTGTGTATCTCTTGAATCAAACGTGGGTCTGCGCTGTCGGCAATGACTTTCAATCCCCACGGGCGAAGAGTCTTGATGATGTCAGAAGAAAGCAATCCAGTACGGTAATCCACTTCATCCAAGTAAAGGGCGTTATCAACGATACCACAACGAATGGAAGCAGACGGGTCATGCGTATAACCGAAGTCTTGCCCGAAAGCAATTTTCTTTGCCCAAGCCGGGAACTCGTCAACAATGCCCCATTTCTTGAATACGGCACCTTCTGCAACGTCAGCCCAGCGACCGATAACCACATGAGCATACTTTTCAGGATTACTCACCTTCATGTCATCTACCTCTTTCAGAAACTCCGGTGAAAGATTCTCCAAATTATCAAAGTAAGTCGTATGAATGTGGAGCACATTCGGATGAGTGGAAATCTGAACCTGCACACCATCAATCTCTACCAGCTTGTGAGTTTTCTCAATGTATTTTTTGTAGATGAAGTGATTGGAATCGCACGGATTCATAATGATGATAATCCGGTTCTGAATACCCTTCTTGCGAATGGAGAGCATTATCTTGTCGAACTCATCTTCGTTTGTCCACTCTTCCGCTTCATCGCAGACGAAAGTCGTAATGCCTTGAATGGATTTCAGTTTTGCTGTCTGGTTCCCGGAAGAAGTCTTGATACCCCGGAACATGATACGGCTCTTAGTCATCTTATTGACTATGTCCGTCTTTGTGGTCTTAAAATATTTCGTGGTACCGTCCAAATCTATCTTCTCCATCATTTCGGGGATGATAGACATACCGGCAGAAACCATCGTGTAACGGGTGTAAAGAATCTGATGAACTATCTTCTCTACGGGAGTCATTTCAAAAGTCAACCGCTCAATAAAGGTAGAAGCATTGAAAGACTTTCCGCTACCACGCCCACCGGTGATAAGAATTATAAATTTTTCCTTATCCTCATATAATGGATGGTAAATTTCTTGAGGTACTATCATTTCAGCTTGTCTTTAATCCAGGAATCAATGTTGATGCCGTGCTCTATGTCTGTTGGAATATCAGCATCTTCATCCTGCTTGCGTTCAATCTTTCTCCAATCTTCATCATGGTGGTACAGCCAAACTGACATTGCTTGCAAATTTGGAGCTAACTCGCTTTCGCTAACTTGTAATTCGTCCTCACCTGTCAAATTTCCCTCTGAATCACGGAGCTTTCTTACCACGGTGCTTTTGGTTTTTATGCCACCGAGAGCCATTGCAAGGAATTTAGCCCTTACAGTGGCATTGATTGTCGCGCGCCCACGCGCTAAGACTTCGGATATTTCGGTGTACTCACTTTTCTTTTCGCAGAAAGTTTGTGGTAAAATCCCTATGGCATAAGCAATTTCCTTGTCAGTGAACCCCTTTTTGGCATACGACTCTACGAGAGAAAGAAAGTCCTCGCTTGTGTAGTCAAACTTGGGCTTTCTTCCTCCTTTGCCTTTTCTGTTTTGAGATTCACTATTGCTCATATTACTTATTCACTCCAAGGATTTTCGTCTTCTTCCTCAACGTAAATCCGTTTTAGTCTATCAGATACTTCTTTCAATTCATGTTTCATCTGCTTTACATGAAATTCGGCAGGCATGGGAATTTTCATTGCGCCTAATAGGTTATCTATCGTGTCGACAACTTCCGTAAATTCATCTGGTGCAATCACATATCAATCTATTCTTTCTATTTGTTCATCAAATACTTCTCCCTTTATGAACTTCATATCCGGTCCATAACCGAATCGTTCACAGAAAGCGGCTTTCGCCTCATAGGTATCAAAAGACAACATCACATAGGCATCCATGTTCTCGGCTTGCTTCTGTGCATTCTCCTTTACCTGTTGCTTTACTTCTTTCATGTGCGCTACCTTTTCGGCACGTTCTAACTGTTTGGCGGCTTTATCGGCTTCTTTCTGTTCGGAAACTGGGGCCATCATATCAGACAGAGCATTCGCAATAGAGTTTTCCTCTTCGGTCTGCAAAAGATAGTCGACACCAATCATGTTTAGGTCAGCATCAGTCAGACCAGCGTCTTTCCAATCAATATTAGGAACAATACGGGCAAGAGCGTCAAAATCCCATGTACCTTGTGCATTCGGGTTGTTCATTAAAATATTTAACTCCTTTTCCTGCTTCTCGTCCACGTCAATGACATCGACACGAATACGGTAGTCGTTGTCGGGAAATTTCTGCAATTCGTCCATGACAGACAGACGCTGGTGCCCGCTGACTACGGTAAGCCCGGTACGCTTGTTTACCACAATTCCACCGACCAATCCGAATTTCTTGATGCCACGTTTCAGTGTCTTACGTGATTCATCGGAAAGTTTCCGGGGATTATAATCTGCAAAGCGAATGGCGGAGCGATTAAGCTCCACCGATTCACTCTTGATATATTTACTTAGTTCCATACCTATTGCCTTTGTTTATGTTTCCAAAGCACTCTTTCAGCCATCGGAAAAACTTTGTAAATTCTCTGTAAGTCCTGCGGGTAATTCTTCTCCATCCAAAGCATACAATCAAGATTGAAACCTACTCCCGAACTGGCTTTCAATGAATACCGAACTGGTTCGGGTAAATTATGCTGCCTCATATAAGCAAGAATATCCTTTTGTGTCCAATCAGCTAAAGGATAAACCATACCGTTATTCTCGTAACCGTTTACCTCATACCCTTTCAGCATAAGCCTACGATTCATGCCATCAGCTTTCTTCATACCCAAGAATGTGTAATAAATTCCGTGAGTAAGCTGCATAGCCTTTACCACATCAGCCAGCTTCAACAGTTTCACTCTCGGATTTGGCACGCAATACATACCACCACGGAGAATGTAAGTGAGGTTCCAGTGTGGTACTTGAACAAACTCTATCTTCGGGTATCTGGCTTTAGTCCAGTTTATCCAACGGTTGATGTGCTCTAAGTCCTTGACGAAATACATGAACACACAGACTATTCTCTCAAACTTCGGATAGATTAAATCAAGCAGAACAAGCGAATCTTTACCAAGTGATAAAAACAGTAAAGCCTCATTCGATTTTACCCGAATGAGGTCTATATACCGGTTCGCTTGCTCTACTTTGTTCATGGTTAGCCACCGTTTAATCCCATTGAAACACGTAAATCAGCGTAACGCTGTCTTCGTGAACCCAACTGTGACTGCCCTGCTTGACCGCCACGCCTTGCTACTAATCTACCGCCTGCACCTGCACCGTTCATATTTCTGCGAGGCCCGGCTACTCTGTTAATTCTTCTTGCGACTCAGCTTTCTAATTTTAAAAGTTAAACAAATCAATCTATATGTTTCTCTAATATCTTACCCAAGGTATAATCCATTTGGGCTGCGAGATATTCTTCACCTTGATACTCGTAAACAATATCATTGCCGTTTTCATCTGTGAGAATGACTGCCTCTGCTGCTTTCACTTCAACGATAATATATGGACGTTTACCCGTATATGCACCTGTCAGGAGCTTGATTGCATCGTACTTGATAGGTTTCAATTCTACTTCACCTTCTTCGGGCAGTTCTGCATCAGTCGGATATTCTTTGCCGCCACATAGGTAAGTAATATATTTCTTTGCATTAGTTGGTCTGATTTCACGGTATTCGTGGGTTTTCTTGCCTGCCAAGATTTCATCGAAATACTTCTGTTTGATGCTTAATGTAAGAATGTTCATAATCGTGTCAAATTTAAATTAATACTCAATAGTTGCGGGGGGCTGAATCGAACAACCGACCTTCACCAAGTCAAAGTGAAAAGCTACCACTGCTACACCCCGCGATAGTACCCCAAAGGTACTACCGCAACCAAAGATAACGAAATATCTTCAATCGTTATACACGACAATCGGCTTATTGTCGTGAACTAAGCCATTTATCCCGTCTTTCTCTGCATGCCTCTAAGGTAGGCGCACAACAAGCAAACAGTTCGCCACTTTCAGTACGATAGTCATATTGGTACATTCTTACTCTCTTACCTTTCAATTTGGTAGTGTAAGTGCAATAGTTCTCTTTACCGGGCTGGCATACGCTACAACCTCTTTCGTCGTTAATTGAGTTCATAATCATTTATCAATACTTACTTAGTAATTTGTAAAACATTCGCCTTTTCTCTATGTATTTAAGACCATTTCGTCTAAGACATCGTTTTGATTTTGATACAGTCATTTGGCAACCTGCAACGCCAACGTAGATGCAATTTGAATGATGCCTTTTAGCTTCTTTGAAAGCCCACCAAATCGCTTCACGACAATATCTATAACTATCATTTTGAACACCCTCGTATCCTCTACTCAAAATGAAGTGGCCTATTTCATTTGCTTCTTCTTCTGAATAGCATATTGTGAATATATTATTCATCCTTTCTTTGTTTTACTTGTTCAACCAAAAACTTTTTAAAATCATTCTTGTACTGGCTGTGAATGATTTTATACTGATGGGATAGATTAGGCAATTGTTTATAACCTTTGCTATACAAGAATTTGGCTATTAATTCAACCTTTTTACGGTTACTGAAACCTCTGTCTTTGCACATATTCGTTATACAAACATTCGCCTTGCTGGTAGGCTTCTTTTCAACTGGCGACACATATTCACGTCTGTCATAAGCGTGCGTTCTCGGATAGCCAACCGCTTCACCTAAATATTCACCTGTGATGCAATCAAATTCACCACTAATTAAACTATCTGCTATTTCACCCATAATAATCAATATTTAATGTTTCACATTCAATCTTTCTTCACTCGTATAAGCCACTACAAGCCCAGTTTCATCATGCTGTATGGTGATGTACTTTTCGCCCCTCTCTATGGTGGTAAAATCGCACATACTACATAGCTTACCTAACACTTTGCCCAGTTGCTTCATTAGTGGGGCTTCGGGGCTGATAACTAAAACTAAATCTGCTTTCATAATCACCTCGATTTACGTTCGTTAGATTTCAATTTATCCGCTCTCTTCTTTAGACTGGTAGCCAGTTCACAAAAAGCTATATTAATCAAATCACAATCTTTAGTTGTGCGGATTGCATCAGATACCCTATCAGATTCTATAAGTATATCTGCACTATCAGCAAATACTTCTAACGCTAATATCTTTGCTTCTCTCTTATTCATGCCTTTCAAAGTATTTACAACCGTTCTTTCTTGATGCTTTGATGCGGTGCTGAAGTTTCGTACAATACATGAAGAAATTCACGCACTGGTAATATTTACACATACTGCAATGCCTATCTTCTTTTACTTTTGATTTTTCCATATATCATAATCATAATGAGATTCAAAACACATAAATCCACCGCAAACCTTAGCAATCACAGAAGGGTCAAATGGACATTCTTTGATTGCTCTATACCTTGTTTCTACTTGTGCGAAATATATTCTCATAATCGTGTGTATTGTGGTAGCCCGAAAGCTACCGGATTAAACTTCAGTCAATCTGCCATACGTTTCTTTGCCGTGTTATTTTGACGCCTTGCAAACTCTTTGGCTAATTCGTAATCTGCGAAATAATTGATACGATTACCTGTTCCAGTGTTTACTACCTCATAAACCTTGCAACCATACTCAATTGATTCGCGAACTACATATTTACTCTGCAGGTTCATATTCTTATAGGTTATGCAGGGCTTTCGCCCTGCTGGTTAAACTTAATCAATCTTGTAGATATTGATGTCTTCGTCATCCGCTACGGTCAACGTATAGGTAGGCTTAAACTTGCTTATAAAACAGAAGTACCCATCTCTCTTTTGATACACATACAAGTATTGCCCATCAAGTTTTATACTTTCATTAGTACCAAAATAATCACGTGTATTGACGTTTTGTACTACGCCCCATTGGCCTTCTATACTTTCACTCTGAACTGCGTCTATCAGTTTAAATGTTTCTTGTGTCATAATCGTATATCTTTTAATTGTTATTCAAACTATGTTTTTATTACCACACTGTAAATATCAAATTTTAATTTGAATAAAGCAAATGTTTAAGAAGATTTTTTCAAATTATTTTTTGATATATTTTTCCATTCATCTATATATAATTTGAATTTTGTTCCTATCTTTGCATCAAACTATAATTTGAATATCATGCTGAGAGTACAAGAAATCTGTAAACATCAAGGTATTACCATGCAAGACCTTGCTAAAAGAATGGGAGTTACTTATCAAGCACTATACGCTGCTGTGTCAGGAAACCCAACTATTGGGAAGTTGGGAGAAATGGCAAAAGCATTAGGTGTTGGGGTAGTCGATTTATTAGATGAGGAAAAAGAAAACAGTAATACTATCACTTGCCCTCACTGTGGGAAGAAAATTAAAATAGAGAAAGGAGAATAGATATGGATTGGATAGACACAAACTTGCTTATAAGTATTTGTACTTGCGCTATTGGATTAACCCAATTCTTATTTTGGAGATACATAGCAAAACAAAAATCCTATGAGTCTGAGAAGGGAAGGAATCTTGCAACCAAAGAAGATATAGGAGAAATTACAAAAGAAATAAAAACGGTTGAAAGTTCATTTATCAATGAAACAGAAAAGTTAAAAACGACTTTATCTGTACTGGCTAATATTCAAACAAATGTTGCTTCTATTGAAAGAGAAGCAATTATAGAGCTAAATAAAAGTCTATTCACATATTTAAATTTTACTATGACAGGAATCAATAACAGTCGTAATAATAATGAATTAGATAAGTACATAAATTTATTAAATGAGAAGCATAGAAAAACCAATGAAGATATTATTCTATTTAATTTATTCATCAATGATAGAGAACTGCAAAACCAGGTAGAGCGGTTGTTTATTGATATTATATCAATGGACACGGAACGACAGAAAGATGTAATTGAATTAAAAGAAATAAACAATAAATTAGAATCAATAAAAAATGAAGATATTGGGACTAAAGAAAAACGAGAGAAATATTCCAAAGCTATAGACAAGTATAAATCCTTTATAGAAAAAATGTATGACAAACAACTACATAAATATAATAGTTTTCTTGAACTACAACAAAGTTTTAGAAAAAACTGTAGAGCATATATATATCAATCAATAGAAAAGCCGGAGCACTAAACTCCGGCTCATTAATTGATTAGCCCTTTGAGTTTTAACCGATTTACGATTTCGGTGTAAAGATACTCTATATCCCCGCTGAAATCCCCATAATTCTGATAGAGAAAAACGACATCTGCGCAGTTGTCGGAAATTGTACTCTTGGACTGAATCCCCAATACTCTTGACATCTCCTCACGTAACCCTGCAGTCATTTTCCCACCGGCAAGCGAGCTTGGAGAAAACAGATACAGGATAATGAAAATGAACTTCTTCCGCTGGGTTACACTGTCAATATTCGGCGGACATCCCCTCTTATTCAACAACTCAACAAATATTTTATAGATTTCATGGATAAGGCTCTTATCTTTCAGAACCGGGGAAGTTAAGATATTTTCTTCCTCTGAAAGTTCTGATTTTTCGATACGAATCTTTTTAAGACGAATTATTTTGTTAAAATCCAACTCCATAACACGATTATTTTAAAAGTAAATAGTATATTTGCATCATAATCGTGTGAGGAGCTGATTCATGGTCGTGCGTGGGTTGGCTCTTTCTTTTATTTAACAGACTTATCCTTTTCCTGAATAACCCGATTTTTCTCGTTCACCTCCCTACCCCACATCATAGCGGAATAGATGGCTTTTGCATACAAAAAGAGTTCCTCACAACTGGTAAGGAACTCAACTCGAAAGGCTGCGCATTTCGCATCAGTCCAGACATTTTCATTTCTACTCATTGGCTATTTGTTAATTTTGTAAATCTATTACGTTAATGGTTAACATACATATCCGCTTGCTAAACCATGTTATAAGATGGCTGAACAAAGGCTCATAATTTGCATAACTTCCACAAATCCGTACCTTTGCAATGTGTTTTTCATAGTATTAGATTAAGGTTAAACAAAGATTGGCTGTCTGGGATAGATAGCCTTTTTTGTATCTATCAGTCACCTTTGTTCTCGTCCCTATACTTATGCTTCCAATAGCTATTTAAACAATTATATACAGTAACGCAAATTATCAAAACTGTTACAACAAACCCTCCCCAATCAAATTCCATATCCTACCTTATTACATTCCACTCACTTTCCATAATCACATGTTCACACTTATTACACCTATGCAGGTAAGTCGGAAACGGAGCTGTCGTATAATCTTCGACAGCAATTTCTATACTGCCACATTCCGGACACTCAATTTTTACCTCTTTAATACCGGAATAGTCCCAGAAAGATAGTTTCCCTTTCACGTTCTCGATAGGTTTGGAGTAAAGGATAGGATTAGCCAGTACCCAGTTATAAACCCCTTTCTCTGCCCAGATGGAAGAGTGATTCACAACACAATCCACAATTTCGACACTTCCAATGATGGCAGAATTTACATATCCATTGCCGCAAATAATCTCCCTCTGGAATCCAAGTGAAAAGCTATCCCATTGCCTTTTCGTAAATACACTATTAGGATTAATCATTTCCACGGGGACTGCGCTTGAATGAATCAGCACCCTTTGCCCTAAGTATTTCTTAGGACACGGCCAAGTGCGATTCTCGATGTCTTTGATGCCGTGGACTATCAGACTGGCCCATGGCTGTTTGATGGTTATTGCTTTCATCCTTCGCCTCCTTTCGGTAGTGCTGGTATCGGCCTCCAATGTGTGACATATCCAGTTTTGATGTATGGATAAATATTATACATCACTCTACGAGCCGCCATTTCACCTTCTTTTCCGTCTACTGTTATGACTTGCACTACTCCGGGAGAATCATCTTTCGGAATAGCCATTTCTACGCTTATCCACGGTGATTGCTTTGACTGCCAGTCTGCACCAGCCTCGAAAGCATTTCTCATATCAATCTCATCATAGGGATAATCAAGCCCTGCTTTGATATTTACAATGCGGCATTCTTCTGCAAATGCTTTGGCTGCTTCTTCTAATGTCTGTTTCATAATCAATGACTTTTAATTTTCTTGTATTTACCACACTTCTTGCAGAAGTAGTGACGGACGGTGTACCAACTGCTATCGCCCCAATCATCAACAACTTCTACTTTCCTTTCAAATAAGAATTTCCACTCATGGCAGCAGAACCATTTCTTTATTATAGCATCAATTAGACGTTTCATAAACAATTGTTCTCCTTTACAATTCTACCATCATCTTTCAAGGTGTATATATCCCCTTTATACGCCAAAGCGCAACACCATTGGTGGGCATACTTCAAATACTGATGCAACTTGTATCTATATGGGTATTTCAGCATCTTTTTTCTTATTCTTCGTTTCATTTCCTTTTTGATTTAGTATTTCCCTTTCAATAACTTCTTTTGCATTAAAGCCGAATAAGCCTCTCTTTTGCTCGTGAAAATCCGCAATAGGAATTTCATTGATATAGTAATAGAATGCCTCATAGCCGTCTGCAAAATTGCGAGCAAGAAACCCATTAGGGTGAGTGTTCATATATCTTTCAACAGCTACTATCATTCTGCGAGCATAACCGGGAAAAATCTTGAACTCTAACTGCATCTGTTTAGAGTTGCAAAGAGGGCAACCTACGCAACCATGTCGAGAAAGGTTATACGGAGCATCGTAATACTTTGAATACGGCAAACCACGCTCACGAATGTAATTCCAAACATCTTCTTCCGTCCATGTGAGGATAGGAAGAATATGTTTTGCCCCTTTCATCCACTTACGTGTATCGCACTGCTCCGGCTCGTAATCTTTCCGTTTCCTACTTTCGGAAGTTCTCATACCTTCAATGTTTCTTTTCCCAATACCGTATCTTTCCTTTAATTTTTCACAGCAAAATCGACGTAATCGGGAAGGAAATCCCTTTTCCTCCACTAACTGAAAAAACGACTTTTCTGGGTGCATAATATGAACTTGCGGATAGTTCTTCTTTATAAAACTAATTGTTCCCGGTGGGTCCATTGTGGTATTAGCATAGATGGCATTATATTTAATACCTGCGCGTTCGGCAAGGTCAAGTATGACTACACTATCTTTACCACCGGAAAATCCAAGAGATAACGGATCTTCACGTTCCATACTACGTAAAAAGTCGATTGATTGTTGTTCTTTTTCATTCATTCTTTCTTGTTATGAGCAAAAACCACCGGTTTCCGCTCGTGTTAATACTTCATGTGCAGAAATGGCTTCTTTTTGCACATGTTAATCTCAATTCATTTTCCTTTTTCTATTCCGCTCGCTCTGTACCTCTGCCATACACATCTTGCACCATGACGCTTTCAGATGGTATTCCTTACCGTTACGACGGGCTGTCCTATCGAAGAACCTGGATAACGGAAGTGCTCTTCCACAACGGGTGCACAGTTTACGCTCCACCCCGTCAACGACCACCCGGTTACGGGGTTTCCTCCTCACGATTTCACATGGCCCGCATTCGGACGCGCCGTACCTCCTGCAATATGCAAGGGAATGCTTGCCGCACTTGGCGAAGGAGGTGCAATCCGAGCGGGGGATTGTCTGGTGAACGTTCATACTATTTGCCTTTTTCTATAGATTCTATTGCTTGGAATATCTCATACATTACTTGTGGAACAATCGCATTGCCATATGCCTTTATCGATTCCTGCCGCCACTTTGAAAAGGCAATACCGTCCAATCTGGTGGAAATCCCATCATCTCGGCTACAAACAGGGGATTGAGTTGGGAAGTTTTTCCACCGTTCTGCGAATGATGCTCTCCTAACATTACCGGGAGGTTGCACAGAGCATCCGTCCTCATTTTCCCGTTTTTCCTTTTCAATGCTTGTGGGGAAACGGAGGGTTGATAATCCCTCGCTGCTGGAGTAGGCAACATTCCGTTTATTGCCATTGCTGTCAAAGCTGTGCCCATTTGGCTGTTCGGATTGTACTTCTTCGTATATTTGTCCGCTTCCCTGGCATTGGGAGTCGGAAGCAGCCGAACCATTCTCGCAAGTCCTACGCTTCCGTTCTGTCCATTCTGATTGATTTTCCTCGGAGTACCGTTTCTGGTCGTAACAAATTGGTCGTTCTTTCCAATTATCGCTCCGGTTGTTGCATCGCTCGCCATCGGTGTCGGGAGCAGTCCTACCGGATAGAATGTTGTTTTCCCATTCTCGTTGCATACCTTCAGACCCTGCGTCTGCACGGTGGGCAATAAAGAAGACGCGGTCTCTTCTGTGCGGCGCTCCGACGGCACAAGCCGGAATAACAACCGGTTGGACGGAATATCCTTCACGTTCAAGGTCGTTACACACTGTTTCGACGACATATTCCTGCCGATGCAATGTTCTTTTTCTGTTATCTTCTCCGAATAGAGTTTCTTCGCTTCCCAACGGAGTTTCACTGCCTGGCTGTACCATCGTGAGGATTCCAGCAACGTTTTCACCAACAACCCAATCGGGCTGTATCTCCCGTATCGCTCGTAGCATTTCCGGCCAGAGATAGCGGTCATCTTCCGCTCCCTTTCGCTGTCCGGCACAAGAGAAGGGCTGGCAGGGAAAACCTCCGGTGAGGACATTGATTTTTCCTCTCCATTCTCTGAAATCTGTTTTCGTGATGTCTTCATAACTTTTGCTGTTTGGAAACCAATAATCAAGTATCTTTCTCCCGAACGGGTTTATCTCGCAATGGAACACGTTTTTCCAGCCCATCATTTCAGCAGCTATTTCTGGACCACCAATGCCGCTGAACAGAGAGCCATGTGTTAGTTTACTATTCATCCTTCCGCTTCTTGTCGTTCATACTTCTGTTCCTGCTCTCCTTGGCAAGTTCGTCAATCATGCGCTGGTACTTCCTTGCCACCAACGGGCAGCGCAGGCGCAGTGCGTTGTCACGCTGCTACTCCAATAATTCGATTTTCTTTTCAAGTCCTACGTCCATAAAATTATTTCTTCTTGAATTTGTCACATATCCTGCCGTAGCGGTCACATGCGCACACCCTATGGTCCTTGGCCTTGCATAGACAAGAGTTCCCTACAAAATCTCTGGAGTATGAGCATTGGCGGCAACGGACGGGTGCAGGTGGTATATCTTTTTTCTTTGCCATTATCTTCGGCTTTCACCTTCAATTTTAATTACATTGAACATCTCTTTCACCCGGTCGGCAATATAATCCCCATACCGTTGGGAAAACTCCTTGTTCGGGTCCAGATTGGTAGTCATGTGGGTGTAGAAACAATATCTCTGCTCATAGCGCAGTTGCAAGACGGTCTGAATGGCATTGATGCCCGTACCAAAGTGTTTGGCATCCATAGGTTCCCGACCCACCTCGTCAATGGCAAGATTGTGCATACATGACCTGTCTGTGTATTGGTTTAACCCGACAATTCCTTTCTCGGCAAACAGCAAGGCAATCTCGGCAGCACTGGTGAACTGAAAGGTCAATCCAGCATCCGCGCCGCCAATACAATAGCGGGCGATTTTTGCCGCATAGTTCTGTAGCCCTTTCAGCAAAGTGGACTTGCCCACCCCAATAGAGCCGTGTAATAATAATCCCTTGCTTACATCTAATATTCCGGGAATCCCCCAAACCCATTGATAAAGGGCTTTCAGCAGTTGGCGGTTGCTGTCATCAACTGTAAAGGCCGGGGAAACGGATTTCATGGAAACTACGAGTTGGTTGCGCCAATACATGTCAATCTGCTCCCTGCTCCATTGCTTCTGATTAGCCTTATTTACCGAAGACAATTGATTTGATACCGGCAGAACTTTCGTCTGGTTTTGTATCAGGTTTCCGATTGTTTCCATTTTTAGCTTGTGCTACGATTTCATTAAATTTAGAATTGATATTAGTTACGCTGAAATTATCAAATATCCACCCCTCTTTGACCGAGGAAAGAAGGTATTGAAGGGCATACAACAGAGAATCATCGGAAACGTCCATTTTCTTTTGCTCTCTTTGGAATTTGAGTTTATTCAAGAGCTGGGACATAGCCCCGGCATCCTTGGCTGTCCAGTAGTAGTCAGCCCCGAAGGTTTCCCTAAAATGCTGTTCAAATAGCAAACGTGCTTTTGAATTAATCTCTTTAGGCTTATTTTTCTTGCCTCCCCCCTTGGGGGGTGTGGGGGGAATATTATTATCTTCTTCATCTTTCTTTTTATTATTGCCCTTGGCTTGCCCCAATTCTTCTATTTTTTGAGCCATTTTTTCTGCGGTTGCCCTTAACTCTGCCCTTAGTTCGCCCAAAGCATGATTTAATCCGCTGATTTCTTTGTTGTTGTCTATGCCCTTATCTACGTCTCTTTGCCTGCCCTTGACCGGATTATATTCATCATAGTTACATAAAGTAATTACGGTCATACCTTGTTTATTACAAGTCGTTATCATACCTCTTTTTTTAAGTTTGGCAAGGAAATAGCGCACTTTCTTTTCAGACCATTGCCAACGCTTCATCAAAAACGATACGGATGCTGGATATTGACCTCTTGTATAAGAGATTTCCCGACCTCCGATAAGTTCGCTGTACGCCTTGTCGGTTGCCTCAAATCGTGCGCTCTGAATCAAGTCGAGCCACGCTTCGCATTCCGAAAACTTACGGGCTACTTTCCACATTTCATTCGAGAAAAACTTGCGGCTTAGCCTCAAAAATCCTTCGTCCATAGTCTTAGAATCTCACGTTAGTTAATTGCCTTCCGTTAGAGAATACAGCCCATTTCCCATTTCCGCTATCAAACAACCGTAAGTCCGACACCTCTCCGAAACGTTTGATATTACCGCATAAATCCACAATCCAGCCACATTCTTTGGAAGGATGCGGACGGATGGCACGACCGACTATCTGATACCACATGGCAAGTGACATTGTAGGACGTGCCATAACGACCGTATCAAGTTCCGGATAGTCAAAGCCGGTGGTTAACACCCCGACATTCGCCACTACCGGAATTTCACCAGCCTTGAACGCTTCAAGTATCCTTTCGCGCTCACCTTTTGGGGTGTCACCCGAAACGATTGCGGCTCCGGGTATAGACCAGGTAAGCTGCTCCGCTTCTTTCAGAAAACGGGTAAATACCAAAATACCTTTCCGTTTTCCTCCGGCTTTGGGATTCATCAGCCTTTGGACGATATGAACGAGATAACCGTAGAAGTCTATCCGTTCATATTCTCTTTGAACTGACCTATCCGTATAGTCGGCACCAGTAGTATTTACTTTCAAGTTAAGTTCGTTCCATCCCGAAGGATTCATTGGATAGTAATTCAACTTCGCCAAGTAACCCATGTCTAATAAGGTTGATACCTGTACATGATAAATGACCTCTGAAAAGACATGAGGTTTTGTCCGAGTGATAAATTTCAGCATGGAGCCGAAATCACGACTGGAGCTTAAACGGTATGGCGTTGCTGTCAGTCCAAGAACCTTACACTTCACTGCATCAAAAAAATCCTTGTACATTCCCTCTTTGGGGTTTACAAGATGACATTCATCCACAATGATGTTCTTGAAGTGGGTAAACAGTTCGGGATGATTCTTTACACTGCCGATGGTGGCAAATGTTATCCGGCTTATCTCCTTTGAGTTAAAGGATGCTGAATAGATACTGCAATCAAGAATACCGTATGAACAGAGTTTCTTGAAATTCTGTTCGAGTATTTCCTTCGAGGGCTGGAACACCAAGGTATGACCGTCAAGCCTTGCAGCTATATCCGCTATGATAAGCGACTTTCCGCTGCCCGTAGGTAACACCATAATAGCATTTGTTTTCTTCGCCTTGTTATTGAAGAAAGAAACGGCAGCATCAGAGGCTTTCTGTTGGTAATCTCGTAATACATAACTCATAGCCCTTTCTCCTTTCGTAACTTTTTATTAAGTGTTTTGTAATACTTGATTAGCTGTTCGTACTCAAAATCAGTCATTTTGGAAGTGCCGGCAGCTTTCACTTTCAGCAAGTCAAATTTCTGTTGACCGATTTTAGCAATTAGATTCACCCGATAGCCTTCCAAATGGTCGGCTTTGAACCTGTTGCAGTGCCGGCATTCGGCATGGCAATTATTCTCATCAAACCGTGTTGCCAAATGTGTACGACTGAAATAGTGCCCGCAGTCCGCTTGTGTAAACGGCTTTATCTGTCCACATGATATACATCGGAAGGAACCGTTTGGCATACAATCACGAAGCCGGATGAAAAGGGAAAACTCTTTGTCGAGCTTAGCTTTCAAATCCGGCTTCTTCTTTACTGTTATCCCTGCTTTATCAAACAGAGGTAAAGGCTTGTCTTTCTTCTTAGCCTTTCGTTTTATGTAGTACGGCATTGTCTATTTGTCCAATTGTTTCATCAAGTACCTTGTCTCTTGAACGACGGCTTGTTTGTCCCAGTCATATTCATTGTCTCCATAATGGAATGTGTCAAACCCGAATATCCACCAGTCATCACCTATTTCCGTATTATCGGTAATGAATTCCACATCATCCAATATGGGATTTCTTTTTCCGACATACTTGGAATTAATTTTCCTTTTGCTTCCGATAGATTCTTCACCGCTTATTGCCGGTTCTGAAAATGTGATACCTCCATGTACACTTATATCATCAATATCAAAATAAGACATTCCATGATATTTGTTCGCAGAGGGAACAGCCACATATCCGTTATGCGTTCCATGCTCTACCATAGTGGACTTAAACCATTCGTTTGATTTTATAAATGCTACTGCTTTATTTTCCATAGTTTTCTATTATTGGTTTACACAGTTCAACAACTTGTTTACAATCCTCCACATCAAACATTCCGATATGGCAAAGCTCACGTGGTATGCCCAGTTGATTGGATAGCCACAGGTAGGCTTTGTTTCTGTTTGAAGTGTTGGGGATATGTTTCTTCCAAATTTTATTGATAAGATTGGTCTTAGCTACCTGGTCGAAGTAGAAGTGGGCTTCTTTCTTGGCTTCCCTTAGTTCCGCGTTTGCCAAACGCCCTAACGCCTGGTCTGTACCCTTGTGTACTCCGACATAAGCCCTACAATCTCGGCAGAGGTAAATCATACCGTAGGAGCGTCCGTAGATTACAGAACTATCCACGTATTCAGTAGACCTACCGCAATAAGGGCAAATCTTACCAGTTAATAATTCATCCATAATTTTCCATTAAAAGCCCCGAAGCGTATTCTCCGGGGCACAACCATTATTTACTAACCCTTGCCATTTATGTGTGGCTCACATTTATGTGGAGAGCCCGGGCTCGAACCGGGACGAGTGGTGTTTTTGCGGTTATATGATTTTAAATCATTCTACCTAAGATGTCTCGCAGGTTGCCGGCTTGGTTATTAACGGTTATCCTGGAATTTTGCACCTCACATCTTGATTAACGTCTACCAATTCCGTCACTTCTCCATGTTCGCCTGCCATATCTTCACAGACCGAGCAGGCAGGTTAACAAAGTTATTCCATATAAGCCATTGAAAACTCTTTCGGAATAAAACGCCCGACCGGGATAGGTTTAGCAGATTCAATGGCTGTATGGATTTCCCTCTTTCTGAACTCATGTCCCTTTTCTTTGGCTTGTTTCTCACATTCTTCCTCTTTGTTTTTGAGATAGTGGGTAATAAGCATCATTGCTCTGTCAACGTTGAAGGTGTTCACGACAAAAGTCTGAACTCTCTCGTCTTCATTCTCCCCATCCGTGAATGTGATTTTCGTCTCAATCTGATAGAATTTCTTTTCATTGGGCTTGGAATCTCCCTCTTCTTCATCTTCTTCCGTTACAGAATCGTTTAAAAGGAATGTATCTTTTAATTCTTCGAGGGTGGCATCATCTACCTTGCGTTCTTTCAAATTGTCAGTAAGAATCACGCAAGAATCGAACTCCTTGACCATTGTCAAGGTGAATCCGAACATATAGTTTAGTTCGATGTAATCTTTCAAGATACTACAAGAATTTTCCAATCCGGTGGCATACAGCAGGAACTTATGTTTCTTGTCCCCTATTTGTGCCTGTGCAAGATAGGGATATAAGAATTTGTTCTCGTTCTCGAATGCCAAGCGGTTCTGGTTGCTGACTTCCACTTCCTTAATGCCGTCAGCTTCCATACTGAAACGAATTTTCGCCAAAGTGTCTTGGTCTATCAGCGTGCCACGGTCAAAAAGAATTTCATTCCGTTCGATGGTTACTGTTTCACCTGTATCTTCATCAATGAAAGATTCCTCCCATGTTTTGAGGACACGTTTTGCAAGGTACATGTTGAGCATCTTTTTCGGGTCAGATGTCACATACCTGATTTCTGTTTTTCTTGTTTCTATCATAACTAAATAAATTCTTGATTTCTTTGTATTTCCTGCTGTTCCTCAAATTTCCAACAATATCCACCTGCTGTTTTTCTTTTGTTGTTACAACATTGTGAGATATTTTGAAAATTTATGCCGGTATCTCTACAAGCGTCCATTAATGTCAAATGTCGCTTTATAAAAGCTCCATTCTTATCTAATTGAATAACTACTTTACCTTGAGATACGGCCCTTCTTCTTTGGGCAGTACCATAACTCAAATTATAAGCGTGAGTACACCATTCCAAATTAGACAAGCTGTTATTGCTTTTGTTTTCATCTTTATGATTTACAACTGAATACCTATGAGGATTGGGTAAAAAAGCCTCTGCTACTAAACGATGAATGTTAAGTGTATGTGAGCGTCCGCCTTTGAATAGGTTTACACATTTATATCCACATCTATCTTGTAGTTTAAGGATATGCGGCTTTTTCTTCATTAATTCACCATTTTGTAGTCTTACGTAACTGCATATAGATTTAATTCTACCCCTGTCTGATACTTGATATAAACCTTCATATCCGACAACATCTTTCCATATTTCTGCCATTATAAATAATCTTTATTTCGTCCAATCTCTATTTCCATTAGTTGAATCAATCTATCTTCATCAGCAGAAGGTAAATATATTCCGCATTCAGCACTTGCCCAATTACGAAAACGGGTAATACTTGTACTCATTTCTGCACTATCTAAATCAGCAGAGCTGCGCAATATCTTTATCCGTCCCAAATACTTGTCGTCTCTCTCACGAATGAAAATGGATGGATTAACAAGCTTTTTATAATACTGTTGCTTCACCCACTCCAACGTGTTTCCGGTCTCACACGCAAAGTAACCTAAAATCACATGCAAATATTTATTGCTTTGCAGGCTTCTTTTAGGCTTTTTCTCTGTGAGTTCTACAACCTTACCGCTTTCTGCGAGCTTTGCAGAACGAGCCTTAAATTGCTCTTTCTGCAAAGGGTTTGAAGTATCGTAAAGGGACATACACTAAAAAGGCAAATCGTCCTTTACATTGCCATTCGCATCAACCGGAGGTGGGAAATTCTGCGGCTGTTGCTGATAAGTCGGTTGCGGTGTAGGTTGTTGAATTGGTTGCTGTGCCAGTGTAGCTTGTGAGGATTGCGACACACCGCCACGCGCATCTATTTTGTAACACCGAATAGACGCCATACGTTTGAATTCTCCGTCTTGATTCGTCCAAGAACGCCCTTGTAAGACAAATGATACAGTAACAACATCACCCTGATTAAAGCGGTCAAGTTCTGTACACTTGTCACCCGAAAACTCTAAGGGAATAATGTTCTCATACTCGCTACGCTCTCCCGTATAAGGGTCGTAAGTGGTAGCATCTAAAATGAACTCCCGTTTTGTAAACGAGGAACCACCGTTTTTGGATGGTATTTGAACAGTTTGTCCGATTTCGATTATCCGTCCGGTTATTTGGTTTGCCATTAATTTTCTCCTCCAAATATCTTTTTATCGGTTATAAGTTTTCTGTTTTCTTCCAAAAACCGGATAAATTCCTCACAATGATTAGTAAGAATAGGAATATCACGTTCAGGATTGAAAACGTATGTTTCTGTATAGGTATCTACCACATAACCGCCTTTGTTGAACTCTACAATGTTATACTCAAATGTCCGTACATCCGACCCATTCTGCATAAGAGCATAAGGATAAACTAAATGCTGATGGTGGTCTTTGAACTTCCCTACGGTATAGCTTCCGGTTGTTTTGATGTCGTGGACGCTGGCTGACATCAGTTCGTCAATTACCCCATAAACCAAAACATTGCCGTATGCGGTTGGAAGAATCGCTTCTACTCTTTGTTGGGTTAATGCGCCTTTGTAGTAATTGGCAAATTCTCGGCAAAGAGAAATGGGAAAAACAAATGTGCGGTCATTGTAAACAACCGTATAGCAAGTATTATCCTCGTTTCGCTCTACATCCATACCGTTCGGCTTGCGATTTTCTATAAGAGCGTCCACTAACTCATTAAAGGCTGTGCCCTTGTCGGCCGCTTCACTGTCGAAAGGTTTACGATTGATACGGTCTATCAGTTCTTGAAACTGCTTCTGCCGGAACTCTTCTTCCGTACATGGTGGATTCTCACTCCACCCATAATAACGCTCATATATGACATCGCTATTAAGGTAATTGAAGTAGGAATCCAACAATGTTGCATATATACGATAGTTAGGCTGCATCTGAGTAGATTTTAGTTTCCTTATTGAATACCAGTCCCAAAGCCTTTACCTTTGCAGCAAACAAACTTCTCGCCATCATCAAAGAACTACCAACGTGTTCAAACTCATTAATATGAGAGGCGAACTCATTAGCGGACTTGGCATCAGTTATAAATTCGATACTTTCTTTGATTTCCTCTATCACCTTATCATACTTTTCCTGTGCTTCTTTCTTGGCTGCAAGCATACCCAAATACGAATTGATTATCTTGGCAGTGATAAAGTCGTTCTTGGCGGTTGGATTACCATTCTTGTCAAGGATAGTCGGCACTTCCATCACTGAAGGAAGATTGCAGGTATTCTTACCGTCATTTCTTGAAGTCGGGTCGAAAGTAATAGTACGTCTCTGCACTCCTCTCTCACTCTTCATTTCAAGATAGCCAAGCAAATCAAGTTCGGTGACGATGGAGTTGTAGGATTTTTCACGCAAGGCAGGGATAAACACGGTATCATCACCTTCTTTCCGTGTGTCGCGATGGGCAACGAAAATGATGTGCTTGTTAAGCCCCGAAAGTGTTCGTGTCATCCATGAAAACTCCGCATTGATACCACTCCAATCCCTGATAGATGGTTGGCGGCCGCCACATTTATAAGTAATGATGAAATCCATCATCTTGCCAATGGTATCAACTACAATGGTCTGATAAGCAGACAAATCCTCCTGCAAGACCTGTTGAACATCACTCCATGAAGTGACCTGTACGGTATCTATGTTTTCCAAATGCGCCATATTCATACGCTTAACGCCATTATCGAAATCTAATAATAACGGTTTCGGTGCGCTCAATGCCACTGTTGATTTTCCCATACCAGCCTGGCCGTAAATCATCATTTTCACTGTGGTAGGGATTACTAATTCATTTGATTTTTTGATAAGACTCATAATCGTAAAATTTAAAGGGTTAATTATTCTCTTTCTGTAGAATAGCATCTACATCACTTTTTCGGTACAATCTCTTACCTCCTATTTCCAACCTGCACAAATATCCAATTTTATGCCATCTCCATAAGGTTGACTTATCGGTATGTAGAATCTGACTTGCCTCTTTAATGGTCAAGTAGTCCTCTTCCGGTCTGATGAAAGAGTCCCTGATACTTCTCACAGTCTTTTTTACAAGATGTTCTGCGAACTCTTTCAAATCAGTGGACTTTATTGTCAAAGTAACATTGGCACCACTATTTAAAATATCCTCCATATTCATTCTCTTACCCTTTCCATATGTTCAATTCTAAATCTTCGTAACCTCCTCATATCACCTTGTTCGTGGTAAAGTGACAAAGAAAATATGCACAGTAAGCAACATGCGACGGACACACGGACTATAGGCGAAAAATCCATCGTGAGCCTCACACCGGCTATCCGTTCATAAAGCATTGTTGCAAGTTCTCTCCCATTCCGTACATGCAATATTTCAAAAGCCTTTTGCAATTGGTTGTTAATCGTGCTAACCGCCCGGCATTTGAAATTGGCGATTTCCTTTTTCTCATACCCTTGTGCATACATCCGTGCTGTAATCTCGCATTCAGGGGTGAGTTCTGTGAATACCCGTTCCATAATCGTGTGAGTTAGATGACTATGACTCCCTTTTTACAACGACAATACCTTTTTTCGGATAAGACTTTGAAGCCCATTTTTTACCCTCAAGAAGATGCTTGGCATTTAGAAGTGATACGTTGTTGCGGATTGTCTCAAGTGAAGATATAGGCAGCTCTATCGTGGCTCCTCTCTTCATGTTTCTCATTTTCTCTTTACTTTCTACCTTTTCCATAAATGTTATATTAGAATGATTGGTGGGCGTTGACGGACTCGAACCGCCAGTCTCCTCAAATGAGGTGTGTTAGCCATTACACCGAACGCCCCAATAAGAAAGGTGCGCTATCTTCACAGACGGCACACCCAGTACAAACACAAAATAAAACACGACAAAACAGTTTATACTAACACTTTTCATGTAACTCCATGCCGGTTATCACTGCAAGTATAACAGACAAAATAAACATTGTAGATGTCAACACGATTCCCGTCAGGTACAAAGGGCCATCCTTTATTATGGAATTACATAATATCATTGTCATACAAAGCAGTACAAGCAACGAAAAAGAGAACATAACTATCTTCATAACATCGTCATTGCAACCAGTTCATCACTATAGAATTCTACAAAATCGTGCTTTCCGAACTCTACCATTACTTTATCCCCATTGATGGCGCAAATCGCCCCAATCTTGCTTTCCCATCCGGGATGTTTACACTTAACCGGCATACCTATATATGGCATACGTGATTTATACATACTTTTTCCCATAATCGTGTGATTTTAAATTTTACCGCCCGTACAAGGATGAGGTAAAGCGGTGCGCACTTCGCTTTGCCCGTGGCTTTTAGTACGGTAGTAGCACTAACCTTTGCTGCGGTTGTGTACCCTACCCGATTCTCGCTATCGGATGCCAGTCTTTAGCTGTCAATAGGGCTATATTGTCGATGTGCGTGTCGGTCGCCTAATCCGTCATTACTTACACCTCAAAGACTATGGTTACACATCTATTAATTGTTAAACATTGCACAGCTCGCAAGCCCCAACTTGCTTATGTGCGTTCGTTATCTTTGGTTGGCAAAAACGGCTTATGAATTACACCGTAATTGCTTTCACAGACTTATCAAAGAACCAATCAATAGTACCCTACCCGATTCTCGCTATCGGATGCCAGTCTTTAGCTGTCAATAGGGCTGTCGTGCGTGATATAATCGTGTGATTAATCATCGTAAAAGAACTTCTCGCCCGGCTTTCTGAAAAGCCTATAACTTGCATACAAGCAGCCTAATACTATCAATGCCTCTATCATACTGCTATTCTATCAAGTTGAAACTCTATGTAATCAATCTCTTCTTGAATAACCTCTAAGGCTTCTTCTTTGGTATCGGTATTACAGAAAGCACAAGCCTCTGTGTCAGACATCTTATCAACTCTATCAAGGTCTATACAAGCCTTATCTAAAGCCTTTTCAAGCCCGTAGGCTTCTACACTGTCACATACTCTAAACTGTCTCATATCAGGCGATTTTTAAAAGGTTAGCTTTCTTAAAGCATCTGAACTCTTGGCGTTCAGTATCATAGTAAGTTTGAACGGTGTCGTTCTTCTTTCTGTTGTCAGTACCAGCAATGGCAGGCATCAACTTTTCATTTAGTGTACCGTAGGCTTCTCTCACAGAACCATCCACCTTTTGAAAATAGAATTTCACAATCTTGCTTTTCATCTGCAATTTCAATTTCATGTTAGCCCAAGCGACCTTCATTGCTTCGCTCATGGTGTAGCCATTACGCTTAACGAACTGCCATGCAAGGCTCATAACTTCATGTAAAAAACTCTTCGTGCTCATAATCGTGTGATTTAATATGTTTATACTATTTGCATCGTCAATCATTTAGTTTATCTTTGCTACGTGATTGATTGATGATGTAAATGTATGAACTTTATTCATATAATCAACACTGTATATGAACTATTTTCATATGTAAATAGTTAATTTATGTTTCATGGCTGTAAATCAAGAATTTAAAAACCTAATCAATAGGATTAAATATGAATATTCACTCAATCAATCCCAAATTGCTGATAGATTAGGGGTTAAAAAGACATACTTATCTGATATGATAAATGGTCGCGTACCGTATAATGAAACAATGAATAAAAAAATCAATGATGTTTTTCCTTTGCTGCCAATGAACAAAGTTCATATACAAAAAGAAGACACATTGGAAATCTCGACCTCCGACATTAAAGAAGGTGACTATTCTGGAACATTGGTTTATGATATGGATGCAACTTGCGGAACTGATGGCAGAGATATTTATTTCACGCAGGAAGATATTATAGGTTCAGTCAACTTGCCAGGCATTAACAAGGAATCTAAAATAATACGTGCCAATGGTGACTCTATGGAACCCAAAGTGTACGATGGCAACATGGTTGTTATTCGCGAGATTCATAATTGGGATGATATATTTTATGGTCAAATGTACCTCATACTATTAGATGAATACAGGATGATTAAATACATAAGGCGATACGAGCAGGATGAAACAAACTATATTATCCTTCGCAGTGAAAACCCGCTATATGATGATATAAAACTCCATAAAAATAAAATAAGAAAGTTGTTTGTGGTAGAGAATGTACTGTCTGTTAAAACCCAACTATAAAACATGAGATTCAACCAATACACTTGGAGCTTATATAAAAATTCCCCAGAAGGAGAAGCCACTATATCCAGCTTTTCTGATAGAAAAGAATGGATTGAAGAAGAGCAGATATTAGAGAAATACAATCCAAGATTGAAAGACAGTTTTAATAAAGATACCATCTGTAATATATTGGAGTGTTTTTGGTGTTATAAAGTATCAGAATATGAAAATATAGAATTTCCCGAATTAGAACAAGCTGGCATCTTATATGAAGAAATCATATCTACCGGGCTACGAATAGAAAATGAGCAAGTATTAGATATTGGCGACTTCGACCGGATGCTTGAATACATTCCGTTCTTATCAATAGAACTAAATTACCTGCTTGGCGATTACTTCTTCCCATACCTCTATATTGACCGATTCTATGAACTAAAAAAGTTAGCCGACCATTTTGAAATAGAATTGCCACCAATTCCCAAGAAGCCTGACTACAAAAGCAGGTGCATGTATTATTGGGAACTATGCAAGGTGTTCTACCAGTTTAGAACAGAAAATAGCTTGACACCCGATGAATTGAGTGCATTCATGTACGACTATGTGCCAAATCTCCTATATATGGAGGAAAAAAGTGAAATTCCCAAACCATCACAAGCATGGTTTATTGGGGGATTGATTAGAGGGTATGGCGAGCAATGGACTACCGGATTTTGGCAGTCAAACCAGGAAACGAAAAAGGGAGATATTCTGATTCATTACGAAACAGTACCTATTAGTGCAATCACTTGTTTGTGGACAGCACAAACCGATGGTATTATCGACCCGTTCTTCCACTATTACAGCAACACTTATATAAGCAACAGAATAAACATTCCTCACATCACATTAAAAGAGCTTCGGGAAGATGAATACTTCTCCAGCCACCCGCTCATAAGAAAGAACTTTCAAGGAGTAAACGGATGGCCAATGAGTAGTGAGGATTACTCCGAACTTCTACGGATGATAAAGGCGAAAGGGTCTGATACAGAAACCTTACCAAAGCTGTATGCTCCTTCACTACCCCAAAATGTAAGCATAGATATAGAATGGGACGTAGAGCAACAGTTATTAGAACCTTTGCTTAACTCTATGGGATGGTATGAGAACAAAGACTTCATTCGCCAATTGCCAATACATGCAGGACGTGGGCATCGAATATTTCCCGACTACGCTCTGCATTACGACAACAAGCCAGACGAAGAAAAAGCAAAGGTCTTAATTGAGGCAAAATTCTACATGAAGAACAATCAAGAAATAGAAGACGCATTTTTGCAAGCTCGCTCATACGCTTGCCTCCTTGAATCTGCTGTAATAGTCCTCTGTGATAAACAATGCTTAATCGTTTATGAGAAGAAACAAAGTTTTGACCGAGACAGTTATAAGAAATACTACTGGGGAGAACTTGAAAATCCCGATGTGTTCAACGAATTAAAGAACAAACTAAATATCTAAGATTATGATTGACTTTCTAACCATCATACTCCTAATATTCGGAGTACTGCAAATCATCCTCTTCTTCAAGGTATGGGGAATGACGAATGACATCAAAGAGATAAGGAACAAGTACCTTAAAGACGAGGACGAGAAACGAAGACAAAAAGCAGAATACGACCCAACTCCCAAAATCAGCGGTGGGGTTAAAACAACAATATAGCCGGAATTATTCCCCGGCTTTTTCTTTCCCTATTCGCAAGTTGTGCAAATGTTGTGCAACTATCATAAAAAGAAAATGCTAACAAGTTGTCAATGAACCTATTAGCATTTTTTATTGTGATTCCGTTGCGATTCGAACGCAAGACCCACGCCTTAGAAGGGCGTTGCTCTATCCAGCTGAGCTACGGAACCAGCCTTAATTGCGGTGCAAAGGTACGCTTTTTTACGAATATTGCAAATTTTTGTATCACCTTTTTTCGTTACCTATGTATAAAAGGCTCATTTGCTACATAAAAAGTAATGATTAGTTACCTTTACAAACAAGATACACGGTATTTATATACAGATGTATTAAAACATTTTGCAAATTATCAATGTTACTAATTATAAAAAGTAAAAATATGGAGGAATATTCAAGTAGGAAAAGTAGCATTGACCCGAAAATGAATGAAAGAGTAATAACAACTAAATTTTAAAGAG